AGGAGCACGAGCAGCAAGCAGCCGCCCACGCACACATCCGAGAGCAAGCGAAGGCGTGGCGGGCGTATAACGCCTTGGCTGCAATCGGCGCGGAGCCTTATTTGCAGGATATTGCCTATGCACGGGAGGCTGTGATGATAGCCGCAGCGGACGCCGCGCTTGGCGCGGATTGGGATAAGGAGGGCGCATGAAAAGCGTAGAAGAAACCGCGTGGTTGATTGAGCGATGGAATGGACGCGCCGAATGGTGGACGCCTATTCGCTGGACAGACGATTCACTTGAGGCGACCCGCTTTGCGCGCGAGCAAGACGCGCACGAACTAATCAGCGCGTTTGAGATTGACGGCGCGAAGGCCAGCGAGCATACGTGGGTTGATTTGCGAAAGGCAGAGCAGCAACTCGCCGCCATTATTCGCGCCAACCCATCCCCGCGCGAGCGGGAATTAGAGGTGGCGCTGAAACGGGCGAGGGAGATCACACCGATGCCGTTGCAATTCAGGGGCGACACGACTACGTATAACGCCGGATGGAATCACGCATTGGAGGAAGTATTCGCCACGCTCGGCTTCGACACGGAGAGCAAAAAGGAGTCCGCATGAACCTCTGGCAAAGCGTCAAGTGCATATTCGGTTTCCACACAGGAAACTCTCTAAACCCTCTCAAGCGTTATTGTGGCTACGCACTATGCACTCACTGTGGAAAGGTGTATAACCCATGAACCTCACGCCGGAAGAACGCGAGCGGTTGACGAAGTTATGCGCTGAGGTTGGCGCTGATGACACCGACTTGGTGGAGATAATGAAGTTGCATGAAGCGACGGACGCCCTCCCGCTCGCCCTCGCAGACCTCGCCGCGCTGGAGCAGCGTATCGCAGAACTTGAGAACTTGAATCGAGTGCTCTGCGAACAAAAGCCGGATGGACTTCAGTATCAGGATGTGCTAAAGCAGCTTAATGAGCGTCAAGAGCAACTCGCCACCGTGACCCGTGAAAGAGATAAATACATTAACGATTGGACCGCCGTGACCCGCGAGCGCGACGAATTGCAGCGCAAGTACGAGGACGAGTGCGGCACGAGCGGCGAACTGAAGGCTGAGCGCGACGAGTTGCAGCGGCGGACGGATGCGGCGATGGCGATTGAAGTAGGCGAATCAAGCCACGAAGACGAGACGGTTTACTGTGTAGTGCAAGGTGCAAACGCGATGCGCTCGCGCTTCCGCCAAACCCTCGCGCTGGACGTGAGCAACGCGCGAAAGGAGGACGCATGAGTTTTTGGCAGAGAATCAAATGCCTATTCGGATTCCACGCCGCCATGCCGTGCGCGCCAGTGGCCAGCGGGATAGCGTTATCTCCGCAAAAGCGACGGCACCCGCCGGAGTCAGCGGGTGCCGTCTATCGCGCGGCGCAAGGCGGGAGCCAGGTTAGGGCCGCCGCTGCGAATGTCGGGTTACGGTATCAGAAGCACGCCCACAGCAGCACGAGCCAGAGCCAGCCGAGGCCGACGCACAGCAGCGCGCACGCTACCTCGATTGCCATTTCGCGCGGGCCGAACTTGGGCGCGGGCGGGCGGCGCGCGTCCACCCATGCTTGCAGGCGGGCGAGTTCGCGGTCACGGTCGCGGGCGGTCATGCGCCCGCCTTGGCGAGCGCGGCTTCCGCGAGGTAATAGGCCGCAGTCTTGTCGCCGCCGTCGCTTTCCTCTTGCGCTAGTAGCGCCTTGCACGCCGCCACCAATCCCGCGTGCGCGTTGACGGCGCGGACGATGAGCGCGGCGTTGGCTGGCTTTTTGACGGTTGCGATAATTTCCGGCGCGCTGCCATCTTCGCGCTTGGGGCCGAATACTGTGTGTCCGGCGTCACCTACGCGCCAGCCTTGCGTGATAGTGTTATTTCCGTCCATTGCGATCTCCGTTTGCGCGGCCTATCCGCGCGGGCGAATGCGCCCAAGTCCGGGCCTGCGAACAGGCGCGGAGTTGGAAGCACTAGGCAAGGCGGGCGCTGATAAGGTGTTCGGCGTAATCCAGCGCGAATTTAGTGGCGCGCGCTTGTTCTACGAAAGCGCCGTCTGGACTAACGATACTACGCCCGAATGACCCCATTTCCCTTACCGTGTAACCGTTATTGACGGCGCGCTCGATCCATTCATGCCGCGACAAATAGCCGTAGCAGCATTTCGTGAGAGTTTCCAGCGATTTTCGGGCGCGGGCGCGTAGTTTCGGATCGGTTAGTGTTTCCAAGTATTCCAGCATGGTCTATCTCCCTTGCGCCTAACGCGCGTTGCGGGCTAATCCGCCCGGCAGCGCGCCCGAACCGTGAGGCCAGGCGCGCGCCCGGAGGGACTAGGCGTTGCGCGGTTCCAGTATCAGCCGCTGAATGTGATCGTATTTTTCGTACAGCGCCAATTCAGCCGCCTTGATATCCTCGCCCCAAACATGGGCGTGGATTGGGTAAAACGCGCCGATAGCGCCAACCTTGCGCCCGATGAATAGCGCCGAATACCAAAATTCCACCTTGACGGCCTTGCGCAACACTTCGCGCCCGTCCGGGCCGTCTGGATAGTGGTCGGAGACTTGGCCGAGGTAGTAGGCGCGTATTTCGGCCTCTGTGCCGTTGATATTTGTTGTTAGCGTATCACCATCGTCAAATGTGACTCGTATCGTTCTCATGCTGGCACCTGCGCGGCCTTTTCCGCCTTGTACGCTTCGATTGCGGCCCGGAATGCTGGCTCGTTGCGGTCTTCCGGCGCGAGCCACGACAGGCATATTGGATAGGCTTTAGAGCATCGGTCATGCTTAACGCTTGCCGTTTTCTGATTCACGCGCGTTACGGTGCCCGCTCCGTACATGGCATCGGTTACGCGCATTCCCTTGGCAATCCATTTGCGAGTAAAGGCGCGTTCTTTTTCGCGCGCGCGTTCCCTGTCGCCTTTGACGCAAACTGCGGAGCGGATAGCGTGCGCTTTGCTCTGCATTTCTTCCGCCTTTTTCAGTGAAGCAAAAGCGCGCTCGTCTGCCGCAATCATTCGCGCGCGTGCCGGGATATGTCCGGGCTGCGTGATAAAGGCCCAATCGTGACGCATTTCGGGGTGACTGTTAAGCGCGGCATTAGCGCGGGTTTCTCGCTTTTCGGCCCATTCTTCGAAACGCGCGGCCTTGCGATCTGCGCGCTCTTGCCGGTAGGCGCGGATTTCTTCGGGGTCGGTCGGTTGGCATCCGACGCAGAAAATGCCGGTATATTTCTCATACATGGCAGGCTGTCCGGGGGATAGCGTCGCCGCGCATTTGCGGCATTCCCCTGCGTACTTCGTTGCGATCTGTCTCATGTTGCGATCTCCTTGCCGCTCTACGCGGCTTTGCGGGCAATCCGCCCAAGTAACCCCTGCGCGCGGCAGGGGATAATTGGAGGGACTAGGCGCGGGCGGCCGCCCAGTATTCCGGCGAGTGGAGCACAGGCGCGCAGTAGGGGGAGAGTGAATGTTCGGGCGCATCAATCGTGCCGGTAGCGCCAGTCGCGCTGTAGCGGTAGCGTGGAAACAGGCGCATGTGCTCGAAACCGGCGGGATACGAGCAGGTATCGTGCACGAGGGTCGCGGACGTGATAACGAACTCGCCAGGAATGGTGGAGTGGATTACGGTATCGCCTGCGTTGAATTTCTGCATCGTTCGCTCCTCTGCGCGTTCCTACACGCGCTGTTATAGGCGCTAATGCGCCCTGTACCGCGCCCGCGTGAGCAGGCGCAGGCAGGGGGCACTAGCGGGGCAGCGCCGGGCGTATGACGTTACCGGCGCGGTCGTATATTGCCTTCGAGCGGTCGCCGTATACCGTGAAACGGCCAAGCGCATCCTCGATAATGCTCAGATGCGCTGTTTCGCCGGTATCCTCGTTATGAAACGGGATGACCTCGATTAGGCGTGCTTCCGAAATAGCGTTGCGTGTGTTCATGTGTGCATTTGCTCCCTTGCGCCTAACGCGCGTTACGGGCGTAATCTGCCCAAGTCTACCCCGCCTCGCGCGGGGCAGAATTGGATGGATTAGGCGCGCAGGGGCTGGCAATAGACCCCTATCAGCTTGTCAGCCTGGTATAGCCGTACATCACGATCGGGCCGCTGCTTTGCTATTTCCTGCGCAAGCGTAATGGCGGCTTGCGTGTCGGGCATGTGCCGTGTAAAGCCAAAGCCAGCGCCCACTACAATGCGGAATTTAATCGTGCGCTGTTCACTAGCAAGGCGGCGGTAAAGGCGGTACTGTCGGGCGTCTGGTTGCGTGGATGTTTCGGGGTTTATTCCGGCCTGCGCGCAGAGTTCGCGGTAAAACTCCACGATATTAGCCGCGCCGTGAATACCGTTATGGACTAATGTACTCATTTTCTGTCTCCTCTGCCGTTCTGCGCGGCGTTGTAGGCGTAATCCGCCCAAGTCTACCTGCTACGTGAGCAGGCAGAATTGGATGGACTAGGCGCGAACTGCCGACAAGGTTACGGTTTCCTCGCTGCCGTCATCATTCCAGCGAACGCGCGCGAAATTGCCGCCCGTTTGCGCGAGGATGGTCGCGGCGCGCAGTTCGCGCGGCGTGCCGTCTGCCTGGTAGCCGTCTGCGAACTGGCAAACCTCGCCAGGGTTCGCTGAAATGATGGCATCGCTGCCGACAGGCACCATGAAGTAGAGGCCATGGATGGCTGTCATCTTGTTGGTACGTGCAGCGAACGCGCGCGCGCCATCCAGCGAATAGCCAAGGTAGGCATCTGCGGCGTTCGGGCTGATCCATTCGCCGTTATTGCCTGCGCGCCCGGTATACCAGAACCGTTTGCCGTCTGCGGATACTGCCTGGATTGCGTATAGCATCGTTCGCTCCTCTGCGGCCCTACACCGCTGTTGACTACAACCAAAGCATAGCACGAATATGCGCGCGTGTCAAGCCCTTTTTATGACGGTGTAAGCCAAGCGTAGACAAGGCATTACGAGTGCCCGGCGAAAATAGTTTGCGACCTGCCCATTCAACAAACCGGCAAATTCGCGTCAATGCGCCGAAATGCCAGGTCGCCGCGACCGCGTCAGCATTGGCGATACGAGCGACACAATACTAGGCGTGCAGACAGCGCCCGCAGCATGCCCGCAGAACGCGCGCAAATGCCCGTAAACGAGCGATTAACTATATGGACTTGATAGACAGCGAAAACCGTGATACACTCGCGAGGCGAAACCCCTTAGCAATCCCCTCTTCGGCAAACTTCCAGCGATCCGCTTAGCTAAGAGTGTGCGCAGTTCACCAGCCTGGGCACAGTAGCCGCAGAGCACAAGCACAGCGCTCAGCAGACACCAGAGCAAACGACCAGTCGCAGCGTGCCCGACAGACGTATCCGATGCGCGCGCCTCCCTCGTGTGTACGCGCCAGAGTATAGCGTCGGTATAGGCCTGGTGCAGCGCCAGAACGTGAGCACACACTGTTGACGCAGTAAGCGCTAGGTGCACACGAGCACAAGCCTATGCGCCGCAACAGGTTAGCGCAGACAGGCGTGCGCACATAATCGAGGTTATCAGACGCTGGCGTGCGAAATGCGCGGAAAGCGAGCGCAAACGGGCGCGCGGCGCGGGCGTGCGCGCCGACGCGCTTCGACAAGTGCGCGCGCAGATCGTATCTACGTTCCCCCTCTGTAGTTTTTCCGCCCACGCGATTTTTGCCCTCGCGCGCGTTGACTGCGCTCGTCAACTTTGTGCTTGTGTACTCACGGCAGGTCGGTTACGATACGCGCGTGCCTTACACGGTGACTACGATAGCGGAAGCGGAAACGGCGATTAACGCGCTGGACACGCGGCTGTTGGCGGTGGAGGCGTCGCTGAGTACGTTGACGGGGACTACGGTGCCTGCGCTGCAATCGGCGGACACGAGTTTGGGTGGACGCCTTACGACGGCGGAGGCTGCGGTGGCTACGCTGGAGTCGTTGAAGCCGGTGGGTGCGGGTCGGCTGATACAGCTAAAGCGGCAGGGGCGTATCTGATGCCGCTGCCGATGGAGCGCCAGAACAAGGCGTTGGCCTTTCTCCAGAACGAATTGGACGTGCCCGACGACTTTTCTGCCAAGGACAGGGAGTTCGTGGCGCTGCTGCTGAAGAACAACCAGAACCTGGCGCGGTGCGCGGACGACATGGGCGTGTCGTACACGGCGGTGCGGCGGCGGATAAAAGACCCCGGCGTAGCCAAGCTGCTGAACGAGATACTGGCGGACTGGAACGAGCTGGTGCGGTACTCGTTGCCGCGCGTGTTTGGGCAGGTGGTCACGAACGCGACGATTGACCCGCGCCCGCTGATGAAGGCGGCAATGCAGGGGTCTGAGGCGTTTGAGGCCGCCATTGACGCGCTGAGCGTTGAGGAAGCGGCTGCCATCCAAGACTGGGGCTTCGACCGCGAAGGTAAGCCGTTTGTGAAGCTGGCGAACAAGGTGCAGAGCCTAGACTTGGCCTTGCGCTTCTTTGACCAGCAGCGCGAGCAGGCGCGCGAGCACGGGCGCGAAGCATTGGGCATCAGCGTGATTCTGCGGGCACCGGATGGCAGCACGACAGAGGTTAAGGCGCTGGCGACGCCGGAGAACCCGACGTTACACGTGGAACAGTCCGCTTGAGCCGCGTATTCGACTTCTCAGAAGCGCCCGTACTCAGCAGGTTCTTGCATTCCAATTCCAAGGTGCGGGTCGTCAAAGGGCCAGTCGGTTCCGGCAAAACGACCGCGTGCGTGCTGGAGCTAAAGATGCGCGCCGAGCGCCAGCAGGTCGCGGCTGACGGTTACAGGTACTTTCGAGCGGCTGTCGTGCGTAACACGGGGCCGGAATTGCACAGAACGACCATGCGCACGCTGCACGAGTTGTACCCGCCCGACGCGCCGTACACGAAGATGCGGTGGTCGCCGCCCGTATGCCAGACCATAGACATTCCGCCTTCCAAGGACACGCCTGGCCTAAAGGTCGAGTTCGACTTCTTTGCAATGGATGACGAGCGTGGACGGCGTTCGCTGCTGTCGTATGAAGGCACCATGATTTACTTCAACGAAGCCCGCGAGTTCGACAAGGGCACGTTTGACCGCGCCGTTGAACGTGTTGGCCGCTATCCCAAGGCGCACATGGGCCGACCGTCGTTCGCTGGCGTGATTGCGGACACCAACCCGCCCGACGACGACCACTGGATGCCGAAGCTGGAAGAAGAAATGTCCGATGGCGTCGAGTTCTTTCACCAGCCGCCCGCTGTCTTAGAGTGTGCCGAACGCAACGTCAATGACAAGCCGGTGTGGGTATGCACGGAAACCGGCTATACCGACCTGTTTACGGACAATCCTGAGCGGGTAATCCGCGCGGCGGGTACGTGGTGGATGGTCAATCCGCACGCCGAGAACATCAACAACGTGGGCTTGGTGACGGGCGCTGATCCGCTCGGCAAGAGCGGCTACTACTTGGCGAACTGCATCGGCAAAGACCGCGACGACATCCGCATCTACTTGCAGGGGTACTATGGCGCAACCCACGACGGCAAAGCGGTTATTCCTGAATTTAACCCCGATCTCCAAATCAAAGAGATTAACCCGATTGATTCGCTCCCTGTCTATGGAGGAATGGACGTTGGTGCAGGAACGCTCAATCCTGCTTGCGTGCTGGCTCAACGATCCCCACGGGGCAACTGGCTCATATTTGATGAGATTTGTCCGCCGGACGAAGGGGTCGGCCTCAACGAGTTCGTCAAGGAAATCCGGTTCCGCTTTGAAATGATGTTCCCCAAATGCAAGTTTGAGCGCGGTTGGGGCGACCCTGCGGGCGAAGTGCGCGACGGCGTGTACGAAACGACCGCCTATGAGTTCCTCCAACAAGCGGGCCTACGCTTCATGGCCGCGCCCACCAACGACGTGCGCCAACGCATACACGCCATCAAACAGCCCGTCATGCGGCTCACGGACGGCAAGCCGGGCCTGATTATTCACCCCCGCTGCAAGAACCTGATTAAAGGCTTGAAAGGCGGCTGGCAGTTCCGCCGCGTGCGCATGGGCGGTGCCGAAGCGCGCTACAAGGACATGCCCGACAAGAGCAAGTACAGCCACATCTGCGATGCGTTGGGGTATCTGCTGCTTGGCGCGGGCGAAGGCCGTCCCGTCCGCCAAGATGGGGGGAACGGCCCAAGGACGCCAGCGAGTTATGAACACTCTTTCTCCGTGCTGTGAGAACTGCCGGTACTCCGGTGCTGGCAAGATGTACGGCAGCGTCACCTGCCGCCGATACCCGCCGCAGTTGTTCCCCGGCTCCGGCGAAATGGGGCTGCAACCCCAGATGCACGGGCGCGACATCTGCGGCGAATGGATTGCGCGCCCCGTCATGCCCGACAAGGGCACGCCGCCGATTGCCGCTCCGAAGAAGAAAGCGACCGTCAAAGCTAATTGACGGATTCTGTGTTCGGTTGTAGCCTTGCCATCGGCGCGAGACTACTTACCTGAAGGAGCACACATGGCTATCCAGCAAACCCGCAGCGACTCTTACTTCATTGAAGGGTCGCTCACTGATATTTTCTACGCCAGCGACACGGACGCGCAAAACACCGCCGCGCCCATTATCCTGTTCAACGAACACCCGAACCTGCACATCAACCTGACCAACACCGGAGCGGCCCTGACAGACTTCGCGCTCTTGGGCCAGGTCTACAGCGGCGGCGACTGGCATACGCTGATTTCCGGCGCAACGTGGGGCACGGTCGCGGGTACGCTGAAAAAGTACATCGGCGCACTCAACACGCTGGCGTCCGGCAGTGCGGCGTATGCGTATGTGGACATCGGGCACCTGTACGCCATCAAGTTCCAAGGCAAAATCTCCAGCGGCGTCCGCAACAAGGGCACGCTCACGCTGGCGGCGAACGCCGTCGCGGATGAGACTGTCACCATCGGTAGCACGGTTTATACGTGGAAAGGCACGGTATCCACGACTGCTAATGAGGTTTTGGTTGGTGCATCGGCCACCGCATCCTGCAACAACTTGGTCGCAGCCATCAACGGCGCGGCGGGCGGCGGCAGCACTTACGGCAGCGCCACAGTCGCGCACACGCAGGTCACGGCGGTTCGTTCCAGCGATACTGTAGTGGTCACGGCCAACGACGGTATCACGGACGCCGTGGGCACGCTCATTGCCACCACGGAAACCATGACGCAAGGCTCGTGGGGCGCAACCACGCTGGCGGATGCGGTGATGACGGCGATTTCTGTTGGGGTGGTGGCGCACAAGTGAGGTACTTCATTGCGTTCGGACAATCATCTGAGCGCAATTATTGGGACGTGCTGAACAAGCGCGGGTTTGAACACTGTTTTGCGTGGCGTCCGGTGTCCGAGTTCCGGTGCGTGGGCGTCGAGTACAACAAGTTCGGGCTGCATTCCGAGTACCGGCAATGCTCCGCGCGCGCGCTGCTTGAGGAGGTGATCGCGCGTCCTGAGATTACGTGCGTCGTGGAAGTGGCGCGGCACGATGACGAGCGCGTGATGTACGCGGCTCGCGGGATACTGACATGCGTAACGACAGTAAAGGCGTTTCTCGGCCTCGGCGGGTGCATGGCATTAACGCCGCACCAGCTATACAAACGGCTTAAACGCGAAGGGGGAGTCACTTATCATGGGCGGGATGTTCAAGCCGCAGAGGAACAAGGGAATAGAGCAGGCGCAGAAGCAGCAAGCGTCGTTGCTCGCCAAGGAGAAGAACCGCGAGGAAGCCAGCGCCGCCGCGCGTAGGCGCTCCATCGCCGCCGCGCAGAGCGGACGCCAGCGCGGACTTCTGAGCGCGCTACAGGGCAGCGGGATTACCCGTAAACTCGGCGGCGGCTGATGGCTCACGATCCAGTACCGCGCATCATCGAACGCTCGCGCAAGGCGTGGGCGGAAAAAGACATGTGGATGGGCACGCTCCAAGATGCCTACCAGTACGCCTTTCCGGGGCGCAACTTGTACTTGGAAGCGTCGCCCGGACAGCTAAAGAGCGAAGTCACCTACGACTCCACGCTGGTCTCCAGCGCGCAGCGCGCCATCAACCAGTACCAGACCGAGCTATTCCCGCCCGGCGAGGATTGGGGGATGCTCGTGCCGGGGCGTCTGTGGAAGGCGCTCGCGGTGTCCGAGGATGAAGTCACGAAGATTCAGCGGATGCTCGACGATGTGAGCAAAATCTGCTTTGGGATGCTGCATTCGTCCAACTTCGACACCGCCATGAGCGAGTTTCTGGCCGACTGGCTGATTTCGATGGGCACGCTGCTGGCGAATCCCGGCCAAGGCGACCGCATGATTGACTTCTGCTGCGTGCCCCTGTACCAGTTGGCGTTTGAAAGCAACGCCTACGGGCACACGTGCGCGGTGTACCGCAATTTCAGCATGAAGATGCGCGACATCGAGCCGACGTACCGTAAGCTGGGATTCAAAGCGCCGGACGGGTTTGAGAAGCTGGAGAACGACAAGCCCGACGACCCGATTGCGATGATGGAAGTCACCTACCTCGACTACGAAACCGAGCGGTGGAACTACGAAGTCATCATCAAGGCGCATCTGCCGGGCGCGTCCAGCAACTTCTCGCGGGTTGTCGAGAAAGATTATAAGGTTTGCCCGTGGATTGTTACGCCCTACACCAAGGTGGCGGGTGAATCGCTTGGGCGCGGGCCTGTCATGCAGGCGCTACCCGACGCGCGCGTGCTGAACAAGACCAAGGAACTGACGCTGAAAGCCGCGTCGCTGGCGATTTTCCCGCCGATGATGGTTTTGGACGACGGCGTGATTAACTTCTCGACCGTGAAGCTGACGCCGGGCGCGACTATTCCCGTGGCGCGTAATGACGGCTCGCTTGGTCCGTCCATCAAGCCACTGGTGACGGGCGAAAACTTCAACGTGTCCGATTTGGTCATCAGCGACCACCAGGCGATTGTGCGCCGCACCATGAACGACGATGCGCTACCGCCCCAATCGGGCGCGGTGCGCTCAGCGACTGAGTACATGGCCCGTATGCGCGACGGAATGCGCAATTCCGCGCCGCGCGCACGGCTATTGACCGACTTTTTCAGGCCGTTGTTCCAGATTCTCGTCAATCGCGCCGAAGAGCTGGGGCTGCTTGGGCCGGTGATGCAAAAGCACGGCGTCAACGCCAGCACAATCAAGGTGGACGGCATGTTTACCGACATCGCCGTGACTTCGCCGCTGTTCCAGTCGCGCAATCTCGACCGGCTGGACGCCATCAGCGCCGCTCTGCAACTGACGCTTGGGCTTGGTATGGAAGTGACCGCGATTGGGCTGAAAGTCGAGGAAATTCCCAAGGAAGTGTGGGACTCGCTCGGCTTGCCGTCCAAATACGTGCGCACCGAGGAAGAACGCAACCAGATGCAGCAAGACGCCGCGCAGGTCATGGCCGCGCAGCAGCAACCGCAGCCCACAGGTGCGCCCGCTTGAGTAATCCGTTCACCGCTCACCACGAATTTCTGGACATTAAGCCGCAAGAACCGGACGCCCTTGTAGACGCGCTTGAACAGCAGCGGCAGGAGAACCGCAACGTCATCTGCCGCACGTTTGAGTCGCTGGACGGCGTTGCCGCGTTGCCGCTGTTGCGCAGACTGGCGGGCGCTACGCCGGAGCCGATTAACGTCGCGGACGCTGACAAAGCCACGCAAATGCTCTGGTGGCGCTCGGCGCGGCTGGCGCTGATTGACGAGATTGAGGCGATTATCGCCAAGGAGAAAAGCAAATGACGACGGAAGGCGGCACGGCAACACTCGATTCCAGTACGACGGCGGCAGTCACAGGTGCGGGCCTGCTCGACAGCAAGAACCAGCAGTCACTCAGCAAAGCCGCGCAGGTGGGCGACCCCGACCAGGGCGTGACCGACCAGCGCGTGCGCCCCGACTGGTGCCCGGAACCGTTCTACGACGCCAAGACCGGCGAAGTGCGCGCGGAAGCGGCCATCAAGTCGTGGCGCGAAATCACCGCGCAGCGCGACCAACTCAGCCAGCAACTCAAGAACGGAACCGACCCCGCGCCGGAGTCGCCCGACAAGTATTTTGCGCCGGAGTCGTTCAAGGACGGCAAGCTGGTGTTGGGAGAGGACGCCGCCGCGTGGGGCGAAATCACGCAGGACGACCCCATTTTGCAGGGGTTTGCGAAGGCGTGCCACGAGCAGGGCATTGGCGCGAAAAAGTTTGCGGCGCTGCTGCCGAAGGTACTGGAAACGCTGGCACCCGCGCTGCCGCAGCCCGTCAATCTTGAGTCGGAAATGGCGCTGCTCAACCAGTCCACGGGCGGCAAGGGCGAACAAGTGCTGGAAAGCATGGATCGCTGGATTGCGCGCAACGTCAGCACGCGTGAATGGACGGACGACGAGGCGGCACTCGCGCGACAGGTTGGCTCCACGGCGGTCGGTGTGAAATTCCTGTCCAAGCTGATGAACGCCAGCGGCACGCAGCCCATCCCCATCGGCAACTCGATTGCGGGCACCGCGCAGGGCGTCGAAGATTGGCGCATGATGATTGCGGACAAGCTGTACCAAGACCCCGGCCCGGCGGGCGACGCGCACCGCGCCAAGGTGCGGCAACTCGGCGCAAAACTGTTTCCCGGCACCGAAGGCGAACCGCAAGTCTTGAGGTATTGACAAAAAGGCTACTGTGCCAGAAGATACGCACGTAGCCCAACAAGGAACTACCGATAGTCAGTCGGCAATTCGGGGAAGTCCTCCTGAACCTGTCTGCGATTCGGTGGCAATCCCACGCGGGACAGTCACCCAATCAACGGCAATCAGGAGGATTTTCTAATGTCGTCAACGCTCTCGACCGCATTCGCTGCTGAGTTCAGCGAAATGGTCAAACTCCAGTATCAGGCTGGAGCTAAACTCAACGGCACCACGCGCGAAGTCAAGGGGGTGGTCGGCTCCACCTACCGCTTCGACAAGTACGCGAAGGTCGCCGCCAATCTGCGCATTTCCGGCGCGGAAGTGTCCCTCAGCAATCCCACGGTCGGCACCGCCACGGCGACGCTGGCTGACTACAACCTGTCCATCATCACGGACAAGTTCGACCAGGCCAAAGTGATTTGGTCGGAAGTCGAAGCGGCTGCCAAGGCGGTCGGTTACGGTCTTGGCCGTCGCACCGACCAGGTGCGTATCGCGGCGCTCGCGGCGTCCACGTTCAACACGACGGCGGGCACCGAAAACGACATCGCGTACAACATCACCGGCACGCCGAACAACGGCATGAACATCTTTAAGCTGCGCCTGATTAAGCAGTACATGGATCAGGCGGGCGTAGACCCGGACAACCGGCACATTGCCCTGACAGCGGCTGGCGTACAGCAGCTTCTCGGCACCACGCCGGTCGCGTCTATCGACTACGCGGGCGTCAAGGCGCTGGTCAACGGCGAACTCAATCAGTACATGGGCTTCAACTTCCATGTGATTGAAACGCGCTCGTCGGAAGGCGGCTTGGCCGT